TGTGCTTGTGTATGGGCAGTTTGGATAATACAGAAAAACCCAATAACTATCAGGTTAAAGTGAGTTACTGGTGAGAAAAGGATTTTCTTCATAATAAAAAAGGGGGACCGAAGTCCCCCTGATTATACTACAGGATTATCAGAAGGAGTACTTCAGACCAGCCTTGGTGCCGTAGGAGTTAGTAGCACCATTGACGAAGCTGATTTCGCCATAAACACCCAGTTTCTCAGTAGCGGCGATAGAACCACCAGTCTTAGCAGAGAACTTGGTTTCAGCAGCGCCACCATCAGGGGAGACAACCGAAGGACCGCCTTGGATGTACCAAGCAGCAGCACCAGAAGTGCCTTCGTAACCTACGTGGAAGTCAGTCGTAGTGCCGGTGTAGTTGCTACCAGCGAAACCACTGTTTGCTTCGACGTTAACGTAGGGTCCTGCCATTGCAGCACCAGCGAAAAGGGGAGCAGTAGCGAGTACTGCGAATGCGGATTTAATCATTTTAGATACCTCGTTATTTTCTCGCAGAGTTTTATACCTGCGGATGGAAAGAGACTCGACAAGTCTCTGTTTACTTTGTGACTAGGCGAGTAGTTGAGGCTTCATCACATTATTATTTATTAAGTTTTACAACTATCGGGAATACGGATTCCCGAAGCGGAGTATCGGAATCGAACCGACGACATCTAACTTGGAAGGATAGCGTTCTACCGCTGAACTAACTCCGCAAAGTGTGAGAGTGGAAGGCTTTGCATCCTTCTACTGTATCCCTTGTCGGGGTGCCTTGCTTTTGGCTTCACTCTCAGCATACTTCCTTCACACGGACATATGAAGTATAAGACAAAACTTAAGTTTCGTCAAGCCCCCCAACGGATTTGAACCGATGACCTACCGCTTACAAGGCGGTTGCTCTACCACTGAGCTAGAGAGGCATATTCAAAGAGGAATTCGGACACATACTTATGTCCAAATTCCTTACCAAAATTAGAGTTCATGTATCCAGATACAGGATCTAATTCGAGCATATACTTATCAAAATCAACAAATTCAGAAGTATCTTCTTCTGTTGGTTTTGAGTTCTCCAATAGTATAGCATAAGTTGAAACATATTTTTCAAAGTCGGGCAAGAATTGCTCAACTTCGTCCATATGACACTTACGGACAAATACATAACGAGAAAAGTGATTACCTGGTTCAAAGAAACGAATGTCCTTTGTATTGTCCAAATAATCTCCCATAAGTTCTTCTACAATTTCATTATTGAAATCATAGTGTTCTTTTGGGTGTTGGAAATCAAAAGTCAAAATGACTTTCTTTTCAAAAAACGCCATCAAATCCATACCAAGACAAGGTAAGTTTCTACCAGTTTTAGGATAGATGATGTTGTTGTATATGGAAGAAATGCCTTGGGTAATATTCGTTACCCTAGACTTAAGAACATACTCTCCACTATAAAGCATAGACTCTAGTTCTATATCTTTATGTGTGTGCGTAGAGTTATAAGTTTCTTTCAGATCCAGATATTTGAATAGAATATCGTGATAATCTTTCCAGAACATTTCAAACTCCATAATACCCTCTATTTAAGAGGGAACTCCCGTTGCTGGGCTCGAACCAGCGACATTTTGATTAACAGTCAAACGCTACTACCAACTGAGCTAAACGGGATTACAGGGGTTTAATACCCTGTTCCTTACAGAGTTTGAAGTAGAGTTTATAATACCTCTGCTTCATCTGATCAAGGATTTTATTGTCCTCTTCAAAACCCAACTTCTTGGTATGGGCATAACACCCTTCAAGTTCTCCAATGAGTATTAAAACTTTTATTGGATTGATTGGGTCCATAATGAAAGAAGGACAACGACTCAGGAGGGATTCGAACCCCCGACCAACTGCTTAGAAGGCAGATGCTCTATCCTGCTGAGCTACTGAGTCATTTGAACCCTCATATTATAAGTGATGAGGGATACCTTGTCAACCTCTGAACTGATTGTATCCAGTTCCAGATTGAAACCCAGCACCAGAATTCCAACCACCAGGACCTTCTTGAAAGTTTTCGGAACCACCAAGGTTCTCCTGCCAGGATCCAAAAAACTTGGAAGCACGTTCATACATTTGTTGATGAATGTCTTGTGCTTCCTTTTTAGGTTGTGCTGCCTCAACAAACTTCTGTTCCTCAATCTTTTGAGCAACGTGTTTTTCGTAAGCAATAACCTTTTCAGTTTTCACAGGTTCGGAAAACCAGTTATCAGTAGGAGTTACTACAGGAGCAACAACTCCAGTATAAGAAGGTTTTTGAGGTTCAACCTTCTTTGGTTTATCATCAATGAATTCACTCTTGGGAATGAATACATTTTTTAGTTTTCCGAGTACCTTTTTAATCATGCCCAAATAAGTTTCTTAGTATAGTTATAAGCGTACTGTTGTCGATGTCCTTTGATACCCCAACCTAACCAGTAGTAAGCACCAACCATATATTGATCAACAGTAAAACCACGTCCCTCAAACTCTGGAAGAATTTTTTGGAACTGTGACTCATTAATCATATAACGAGTCTGCCCCTCAATACTGCTAGGATCGCAACCAAATTTCCTACAAAAAGAACCTAGACCATTATAACGTTTTGTTGTGGTCCACTGAATAAGACCATAACCACCGCGATAACAACGTTCATAAGGAACTCTAGCACCTCCCTCGCAGATATTGGGATGAAAGTTACTTTCAGATTTAATATTGCCCATGATTGTTGCTAGAGCATTTCGATCTGAAATATTAGTTTTTTCCTGAAGTTCCCGAAGAACATACTTTTCATTGATGTTACAATCAGGACACTTCCATTCTTTTTCTACTACTTCGATGGGAATTGCCTTACCATGATCAACTTTTACATCTACCATAGCAATCTTTGGTGGTGCTGAGATTTCACTGATTGATGGGTAGGCACAAGCAGCAGGAATAATTCCCAGAAGAGATAGAAATGTTAGTCTTTTTAGCATTAAGTTAGTAGAACTCGACATCCGTATCTTTAACATGTGTTAAGTACGGCTCAGCATCCGCGTAAGCATAGCACCTTATTTAGAGTATTGTCAAGCTAAATAATTTTAGTCTTAATTTCAACATAAAATGAAAAAAGCAGTATTGCTTTTTGGAATGTTATTGATGGCGGCACCCGCACATGCCGATCTTACTCATAAAATTTCGTCAAGCGTACAACTGACTGTTGATGCTGCTGCTACGAATGTACAAAGGATTGGTAATTCCTATTCTGTATCTGGTAGTGGAGTTACATTAGACGTTGGTGGTGGTAGTAAAGCTTCTGCTGACCTTAGTGTTGGTGGTCTTGGCACTATTACTACTGGTGCTGCTGCTGGGTCTTTACCCACCGCATACCAAACAGTAGATGGTAATGCCTTCTCATACAGTAATTCTTTTACTGCGGGTGATTCTATTGATACAACCGCTCCTACCGTAGGTGCTGTAAGTGCTTATTCTAATCAAACTTCTACTGCTGCTGGTACTGGCACTCCTACTGGTAGCATCACGACTGCGGGAGACATGACTCTTGGCGCTGCTGGAAGTGGCACTAGTGCTACTGGTCAGTTCGTAACTGAAATTACCATCAGATAATGGGTATAGATAATAATGAAGAAGATCATCGGTGCCCTAAGTGTGGGTTTGTTCTATGCGTTTGTCCCGTCGATTTCACGGGCAGTTCCTGTAGTACCAAATTTTACACAGGGCTCGATGACTTCCCATACCGAAACAACAAGTACGGTTACGGAAACTATAAATTCAATAGACTATAACACGGGATATCAATATTCAGTAACAGGTAGTGGTATTACAGCATCAGGTAACTTATCACCAGGAACAGGTGCTAATAATGTAACAATCGAAGGAGTGACTTCATCATGGACTGGCGTCAACAGCAGACCGACATTCACACAAACAACACCAGGAGCAGCGTTTCAGTTCACAGAAACATATCAAGGTCCTGGTTTAAGCAATCAAACAATAATTCAAAGAACAACGGAAATAAAAAGCGTAACCGACACTACAAGTATCTTTACTCAGTAATCGCATTACTCTTCGCTGTACCTGCAAATGCTGAAACTGTTGGTGGTGTTTCTGCTACTGCAGCGCCCGTAGCGAACAGTTCAGGCTCAGTGACGAACCAAGCTATTCAGGTTTTACAAGGTCCTTATATAACCAACACCTACGGTGGTGGAATCCAATGTCAGGGACCAACGCTGAATATCACACCATTTGTTACTGGTTCTGGTTCGATGCAGAAACCTTACGAACCTTATTATAACGATCCTGTATATGATATGAGAGACCTGAATGAAGATGGATCTCTCGATAATCCTGGTGGTATCTTATATACTGTACCGACCAGAACAGGACAAAAAGATAACTATAATTTGTCTGTGGGCGTCAGTGCTACCTGGAGTATCCCACAAGACAAGAAACTACAAGATCAGTGTAAGGAAGCAGCGGCAACCCAAATCGCCTTACAGCAGCAACTAACCGCCAATAAGAGACTTGACTTTGAAATTGCGCGTCTTAAGAACTGTGGTGAGTTAATGAAGGCAGGTATCTATTTCCACCCTAGAAGTCAATATGCAAAGATATGTGCTGATGTTATTGTGACTAATCCTGGTGGAGTTATTCCTCCACATAGACATTCTATCCCTTCGGTTTCAGTGCCGAACGCAAAGCCCGTATCGCCTGACTCCTCTCCCGCTGCTCAGCTTGGCGCTCCGCTACAGAAAGGACTGGGACAGACTTCCCCCTGATAGCAGCAATCTTCTTCATAACTTTTTTGACCGTTGGTTTGATAACCTTTAGTAGGATATCTGCTAGCGGTTTTGCTGCGAGTGCTGATGCTGTAGCAACAACAGCAATACCACCAGTGGTCATAACAGAACCAGCGCTGGGAAGTCCAGCAATAACTTGCTCTGGTAGAGGAACCTTTTCTGTTTGCTGGACACACTGGTTTCCTATCAGTTGATATCCAGTTACTTTCTTTCTAAAACCTTCTAGGTATTCACCAACAGGTTCTTTTGCTGCTTGTGCTGGTGTAGGGCAGTCCACCTTAGCAGTAGCAGGAGCAGCACCTGACGGTAACTCAGGTGTCTTTGGGACTTCTGGTTGTTCTGGTTGCCGTGTATCTGCCTGCACTGGTTTTGTAATGAGCATCTCCTCTGGAGAATACTCAATGGGATTAAATGATGGTACACTCCCATCACAATAAGTCCTAGCACCTCTTGGATCATCTTGTGCTAGTTGCGGACCACCATCAGGATGTGCTTCTACGCAACCAGGCATATTAACTATCGGTGTCCCAATGTTTTGTGTTACTGGAACTACTGGTGGTATTGATTGTGGATAATTCATCAACCAATCAGGAACTGAGGGAATATCCAAACTCCTGATTTGGATTTCTCTTATCTCAGGCATCAATCATCATTTGTGAAAAGATTTAAAAATCCACTCCAAAGATGAAAGAAAAACACATAAAGGAAGAATTTCCCCTCAGCATCTTTGGATTTCCTTCTTCTTGTTGTAGTCATATTCAACATCAAACTTAATATTATTTAACAGGAATAACACCACCCGTTACTGAAGGCACATTGGTTTGAGACATAACATCGCCAGTAGCAGAAGGCATCTTGGGCATTGCCGACTCTACCATTCCTGGAAGTGCCTCTGTAACTGCCTTGGTGATTTCTTCCGTTGCCTTTACTCTTACATCTTCAATCATCGCATCCTTATTAAGGAAGAGGTATGCTCCTCCACCAACAACACCAAGAGATACAAGTCCTGATAGTAGTGCTACCACGTTTACTAGTTTCTGCATTGAATTACTCCACTAAAGTTCCATGTGCTCTGCGAATTTCTTTGAGTTCCTCAAAGTTCTTCTGCTTGGTTCCACCATCATATGCCCAGGCATATCCTTCGGTAATCATTTGTTCGTTGAGAGAGACTTCTGCGTCTCCGATGTAAAGCCATCCCAGGAGTCTACCGTATTTACCAACACCCCCAACAAGCTCAGTCCTAATAACGAGGTCATCATCACCAGCGATAGCACCATCGAGCGCGTCTTTGAGCCAGTTGGTTGCGTCGTAACCAAGAGCCTTCTCTTCGTCGTCCTTAGTTCGTTTCTCTGGCGTATCGACTCCTGCAACTCTGACTCTTTCTTTCTTATAAAGATCAAAACCCAGGTCAATAGTGACATCGATTGTATCACCGTCTACAACCCTATTTATTTCCACTACTCGGAAATTGTAGCAGGACTTCCTGCTAGGTGGTGTCATTGCTCCCATTACTTTTTCTTTCCTCCGTTTTTAGCTTTCTTTGCTGTTGCGTTGCCCTGGTTCTGTTTCTTGTTGTTCGCAGATCCCTTCTTGCCCTTGTTTGGACTCTTGGACATCTTCTTGTAGTTCCTTAAATGATAGGCGTAAGATATATATCACACAATATAGTGTAAATGCTAATCCACAACACAAAAGAATGATCACAGACCAAACAGGATCGTTTATATCTCTCATCACCACTTCCTATGATTTATGGAAGTATCATTCCAGTCATTACCGCTCGACCAGGGAGCAATGATACGAATATCATCAAGTCCTTCTATATCAGACTTTTTGATTTCTGTTACTGGTTCCTGTTTCTCTTCTTCTTCCCAAGTTTTTATGATCTCATTAACTTGCTTATCCACATCGCTCATTTCCATATCGACTTTACCTTGAACCCACATAGTCCATAACCACTCTATAAAACCTAAAGCAAGATGATTGATAGGAAACTTTTGTTCGTTTGCCCATCTCTTACTCTTGGTATACCAGTTTTCTTCTCCACCCCAATAATACTTAAACTTGTGCTCCATTAATCACAGTCCTTCATCATCGTAGCGACTTCACCACCTATCTCAGCACCGGTGTTTCCACTGAACATTGCTACCCATCCCGCAGCCAACCAACCAATATAAGGAATGCCACTAAACATTGGGGCAGCAGAAGCACCAATACTAGTTCCAACCAATCTACCTGCATTTTCGCCACCACCTTCCGCCTTGATACACTCGATCTTTTTCGCAGTCAACTTTCCCACTTCACCACCCTGGAGATGAGTCGCTCCATCCATAGTGTACTGTTCCTGTTGGATTATCTTAGTATCTCCACCGATACCGAAGAATCCATTCTTCTTCACAATAACCTTATCCTTACCCATGACTTGAGGGTCATTAGCACGGTATTGGATACGATATCCGTCCTTATGAGCATCTACCTGATAGGCAGTGTAGTCACCAACAGGCAAGTTAATAATTGGTAATTGTTGTCTATTTAATAAGTGACCAAGAACACCTAGATGTGCAATACCAAAAAGAGTCCCTACTCCAAGTGCTGCCCACTTGAAAAGAGACCCTTTAGGTTTTGGTTGTTGTTTTTTTACTCTTGTTTCACTTGTAGGGGTGGTTTCCATTGTCTTGGAAGCGATGGGTTAGTAGTTTCTGTCCCTTGGTTCTATCGCTGACTCTACTTTAGGTTCTTCTTTCCTTGCATCTGCTTTCTTAGGAGCAGAGTTACCATTACCACCACCATTCTTGGCAGGAGAAAGACCAAATGCTGCAAGTGATCCTGAGAACACAGATGCAATGAAGGTAGGATCAAAGTCTAGGATTTTTTGTCCGTTAGGAAGTCTAACGTAACTGAATGTGAGAAGAGATGCAGACCATATAAGTACAACAACTTTCACTAAATTTCCTAAAACTTCACTTCTATCTTCATGATGGTCTTTCTCTTCTACAACTGCTGGTTTTGTATCAGACATTTGTAGAGAGTAAGGCTCTGTTATTTATGGTTCCAGTACTTCTACAGTAATTTGAGAGTTCTTTATTTTGTTGTATTTCTTACAAAGGGATTCGCTAGATTCGTGTTCCCATTTATGGTATGCACTTTTTAGGGATTTGACGTAATCAGTACCACCGCAACCTACCATTTCTTCGGCAACGATGGTCTTGATTAACACATCTCTCGTTAAATGTGTCATATGTAAATTTTTGTTTCCAACAATAAATTTTACATTATAATTCTTAAGAGAAATCAAAAAATTTATCTTGGGTGGTCTTCCGAAAAATTTCGGATGTTATTATTTAGTAATGAACCCCTCTTCACGCAACCACTTTTCAGTTAAAGGTGTGGGTTCGTAGATTTCCCACATCTTACCAGTAGTACAAGCATCGAGTGCCTTAGCAGTCATACCCTCGGTTCTGCCTGCCCACTTTGCTTCTGCCTCAAAAGGAACAGCAGACTTGGGATAGGTCTTCTCTACAATATCACGCCATACACCAGGAACTTTATTCTCTGGGAAGATTAGAGCAATCAAACTATTCTTGATAGAACCTGCCATACAGTCTTGTGCAGCGTGCCAACCTTCATGACGCATAACAGTCATAAGGACTGAAGGACGGTGCATAAACGCATCATTCAGATAAAACTTATTAGATACTGTATGATAAACACCACGGTGACCAGGAGGGAAATACTTCTCTGGTCCTAGAAAAACCATAACTCCGACTTGATCAAGGGATACCAGCATTGAGTTAAACTCATCAGCAACAATATCAAAATTAGAATTAGGAAACTCTTTACGAATATCGTCGATACTCTTGATTCGTCGGACATTCTCGGTGCATTCTCGAACTAACATGCAACCCAAGGCATCCATACTATAGAATCCTTTTTTTAACTTAGACTCGCCAGCAAACACAGGCACAGAAACTAAGGAAGCGCCAAGCAAGGCGAGTAGAAGTTTTTTCATAAAATCATATGAAGTATTTTTTATATAGTTGTGTTGCCTCAGCGTGTTTTCCGCTTTCGTTCAACTGTTTGATTTTTTGTAAAATTTTACGCTTAAAATTAGTCGATAAGATCTCCGCCATGATCTTCTCCTATAAATTCGAGAGAATAGACATCATGATCTTTAATTTCTGGATTGAGCCACTCACTAAACTCAGACTTAATAGCGTGAGCATCTTCCACACACGCCAACGGATCTTTATAAGGAAGTTCTAGGAGAGTGTGGATTCGATCAACTGCCCAATCATGTGTTTGTCGTAGAGTGTCTTCCAAAGTTACCATAATCTTT